TCCATGGTGGCGCTAGTGCGACATCCCCTCGCCTCCTCATTGGCAAGGGTAATCCAGAGTGTCAATAGCCTTTTCATGCTGCCTCCTTGATCAGGGGGTCGGCATTGCTAGCCTATTGACAATTGCCCAGACGGTGTAGCTGCGTTTTAACGACGCGGGTTATGCTTGTTTTAGTCAGTCAAATGACTGAATGGTGGTAAAACACCCTTGCACGCCCGGTGTCCCATAGAACTAACTTGTGGGTTCATTCCCACCGTATATTTCTATACGTACGTTAGAACTATGATCGCAGCTACCGCGATCAAGAGGAAAGCCAACGTGAGGGTCGTCATCAAGGCTACAACGTAGCCGATGAAGACGAGATCCTCTAGTTGCTCCGCAAATAGGTCCTTAGAAGCCATAAACTGAGGCTTCTTAAGCCGCCCGTAGAGTCCGCTCGGAGTTTCCGAGCGGTAATCCACAGACGGACTAGGATCATCATTGCTGTCAGTACTCGATTGAGTATCGTCAATAAGTCGACGGTAACTCTCACGAGGCTGATCCTCTATGACTCACCACCAAGCAACTTGGTGATGAGAGCATCCGAAGTAGCAGTAAACGCGGTTTTGAAACCCGTGTAAACTGCTAGTGCTTCCGTATTCGTATAACCGCTTGGAGGAACGTCGAACACGATGTAATTTGACATCGAGAACAACGCATTCTCCGCGGTAAACGGATCGGCAGCGATCTTCGAGTGATCGAGTCGAAGCACGCGACGGTTACGCTTTCCATAAGCGTGTGCCGCCGATAGCTTCACCAAACCGTCAGCACTCTGATACGTACTTTCATTCTTCCCTGTGGAAACACGAGGAAGACTGATCGTCGAACCAGAGATTGTGACGGACTGGGGGTCTGAGTATGCCATTAGGCGCACTCCTTTCTACAGCTGACAGTTTTCACTGCCAACTAGTGTTTTACGCTAGTGCTGTGACTACCTTCTGCCCTTGGATAAACCAAGAGCAGCAGCTATGGAGAGTTGGAATGGTGACAAGCCAGACCAACTTACTCCAAAACCAAAGGGAGTTGCTCCTCGACGTTGTTTCGTCTCAAAGACAGAAACAACTGGAAGAGGTAGGTCAGAAACACCGATTAAAGGCGGTGATCCGACCCACCGATACGTTACTTTAGTAATGGAATGTTCCATTATGTAACCGTATCGCAATACTAGACCGCTGTTGGCTGCATCGGTAACGTTCGAAAGAACATCACCAATGTTACCAAACCAGTCAGCAGCCCAGCTCCACGGGGCAAGTTCCCACAACAACGACGGAGATAGTTCAACGCCAAGAATTTTATTGGCGAAGAGCGACAACCGATCTAGCTGCTTCCGGGAGTCATATCCGGAAGGTAGCCAGTACGTGAAGGCGCCTGAAAACCAGGTCCGACGCGTTGTTTCAGTTGTGACAACTAGCTTACCCGTGAACCAATTACCAGATTGCAAACTATCCGTGTTCCCAGCCATCCAAGGCTGTCGGTTCACAAATGTTTGCTCACTGGTACTGGTCTCTGTGGGAAACTCATATCGTCTGCGTACCACTTTCCCGGCATCGCGCTCATACTGTTTAATCAGTTGTTGAGCTCGAGTGACGGCGTTCATGAAGCTTTTGACGTCATGAACTAATGGTGCCCAGCCGAATTGAGCATTCAGGTACTCGTCACCGGCATTTTTGCCAGACAGAGTACGCGTTTTCCAAGTGCGAGAACCAATAAGATGGGGAATCCCATCCTTCTTGATTTCGCCCAAGGCAACGCCCAAACTAGCGGCTGAATTAGTGGGTTTACATCTAGCAATAGCAGTCGTTCCCTTAACCTTGAGAGCAGCTTCGCTGCTCTCTATGGTGCTGGGAGGATTTGCATTTGCTGGATTTATCGCCAATAATGGACCTTGGTAGGTCCAATAAATTGGATCGGAGCCAATCGTACCTCCATAAACGTCCGAAAATTTACAATCCCTATACTTAGGGACGTAAACATAGGACCTGGAGGTTAGAAAGTCTCCGCCGATATCCGAGACGTCCCCCTTAGAACGGGAGCGAAACGGATGACCCTCGGACGTAGTAACCTGCGTCCCGTTTGATACAACGCCGGCATGAGGAATCTGGTTGACGGTTACTTTCCCAGGAACACTGAGAAAGATACGTCGATAGAAACCTCGTTTAAACTCCCAAGTGGTCTTTTGAGACCTCTTGCGAGTGACGGCATTGGGACCAAACGCCACAGAGAGCACTCCTTTGGATTCCCCGAAGAGTCGAGGATGACTTGTGTCTTTTCGACACAGGTGTAGTTGCACTGCGTGGCTAGCCCCTCTCGG